CTAATACTTCCGCTACCTCAAACGATACTTGACTCATTTGAATCCTTTCGATCTGCTAGTTTAGAGATTGCAATTTTAGCTTTTATTTCCATAGCTTCAGCATCTAGTTGTTCTAATTCGTCTTCTAGTTCAACTGCTAATGTGGTTTCGGCAATTTTGAGTAGTTGTTCTTTTTCTTCATCACTCAATAAACCATCTGCTCCTGATATAGTTTGTTTAGTTGATATATATCGTTGAACAATTGCAGTCAACTTAACTAGATGATCATCATTTTTAACTGCAACGTCTAAATACTCTTTAATAAGAGGTACTATAATTGTAGCATCTGATGCATTCCGTATAAGTGGCTGCAATTGCGATATTAGTTGATTAATCTGACGATCTTTTTTTTTAGAATTGTGATAGACATCCGACATTAGGTCGGCAAAACTGGTGCCTTTAAATAGTTCATCATTCTTGTCCATATTATAAATCCTTTAATATAAATATCAAAAGGGCAGATTTACAAAGTTTTCTTGTTCATATTCTAAAAACTTTTCATCATACAACGATTTTAATACTTTCATTACTCGAGTAATATTTGCAGTTTCCCAACCAGATCTTTCTCGAATAAAAATATACAATGCTTTTTTATTGAAATCCTCAATAGTTTCCCGGGTTTCAAAAATATGAAGAACTGAATCAGCTACGTGAATATCAGTGGCATTAGTAAAAATAAAATTTAAATTGTCATAGCAATATTGTACATAGGCATCCATAAATTCTTTAAGTGTTTCACGCATATCTGAATTATGCTGTTCAATCAACACATTTCTTTGTTCATCAATATTTAATTCAGTAGCTCCAGCTTTTAATTTACTGTAAGCTTTTTGATTTTCAGCAATTAAATAATTAAATGAAGTTCTAGTATAATATGAATATGCTTTCCCGGCATTTGGCTTAAATTTATTTAAACGTTCTGTCAGATAAGTTACTAGGTCGGTTTGTAAATCGAGAAACGATGAATCAATATAAGTTGGCTTAATTTTATTTATTAAGTTTTCTGCTAATTTCATAAATGCCGGATAAATAAATCTAAGATAGATTCTTTCTCGTTGCACCGGACGGTCTTCAATTGAATTGTATGCGGATATTGCTAGATCTTGTATATGTGTAAAATACACATTACTTTTCTTCTTCTTTGCCATTAAATTGTGCTTTAAGTTCGGTAATTGTTTCTAAAAGTAATTGAAATGTCGTTCCTGCTTCATCTTCTGATTCAAATGAACCTAATCGGTCAATTTCTTGCATTTTAGTGTATGCCTCTTCAATTCGGGAATACATGTAAGTATTAGTTACTTCTAATTCCTCAATGTATTCCTGAGCTTCAGCAACAGCTCCAGCAAGATAATATGCCCTATATCCTAAATAGGCTGCAGCTCCTGCTAACAATACTGATATTAATATAAATCCTATAATCATAATTATTCTGCGTTAAATGAACTAAATATGCTAGATATATCGGTTAATGCTTGTTCTACATCTGGATTAGCTTCTGCAAGATTTTTTAATCCATTACTTTTTGTTGTTTTTGATTTTTCAACAACTGCTACTGGAGTTCCTGCTTTGTAATTTCTCCATCGTTCAAATTCAATTATAGAAGCCATATGATCTGCATGGTGCAATATAACCGGTAAATTTGTTTTTAACTTAGATTGAGGAGATCGGGAAACAAAGTATGGTTTATTTGCATCATCATACATTCCATCGTGTATCTTAATTGCTTGATACTCTGCCCAAGACATTTTTACACTGTATTCTTGCAACAACCAAATTGAAAGATCTGGTACCATTGCGAATGGAATATTTGGATTCGTTTTGTAAAGTTTACCTTGATTTTTACGATGCCAATCTGAAGTCTCTGTTTGATATACTTCATTGCCATCTCCTGGAAATCCTGCTTTACCTAAATCATGGTGCATTGCAGCAAACAATAATTCTTCTTCGGTATAACCTGACATATCAGCTCCAGACACAGTCCAAGTATTATGCAAAGTTAATGCACAATCCATTACTCGAAGTACATGATCAACATAACCGCCGGCAAATGCATTGTGGAAATGTTCCATAGAAGAAGCTGGCATAAATACCATACGTTCTTCAAATTCATCATACATTTTATTTAATGCATCTTTACGCGTAGGAAAGAACTCATTAACTAGGCCGCGATATCTTTCCCAATTAGATTTTATTTTTTCTGCTTCTAACATAGATTGTTTATATAGAATATAATAAATTATTTGGATAATTCCAAGCGTTCTCCATTAACTAATTTCTGAGTACATTGCCAACATGTAATAGCGGTCGCATTGGAATCAACACGATCGCTTACATTATCACAATATTTACATTTTAGTTTTTTGAATCCCCGGGGAGTCCCAGAAGTTTTCTTTTTCGCCATAAATAGAAATTTATTCTCTGTCAATATAATAACGAGCCGAATCTAATTTCTTAAGGGCAGCGGATAGATTAAGAATAACTGAATGATAATCAGTCTTTCCTTCTGCTAATGTTCTTCCAACATTTTTGACAATTTCGCGAGCATCCTCGATGTCGTCTGTAATTTTAGCTTTGAATTTGTAATGAGCCATAACGTGTTTTATTTATTGATTTATATTCCTTTTATTATATATAAATATCAATCGGCTAGAATCATGCTGGTATTACAACATTCAACACCTACCCGGATTAATGCTTGTTCTTTTGCTTTTGCTTCAACTACTATATCTAAATCAAATACATTATAAGTGTTAGGAGTAGCTAGAATAAAGTCAGCATGCGCTTGTTCTTTAATCTTAGTAAATTCTTTGTATTCTTTCTTGAAGGTTGGCCATTTGTCTAAATCTTCCATCGCAATACCATGATGCGCAAACATTGCTTCAATTAGCTTCTGAGATTCTCGGCGCTTAGATTCTGAATAATGTGTACACTGAGTAATACCATGCTTCTGCCATGTTTCGCGCGCCATAAAGAATGCTTGCTCTTCAGTTAAGTCACCGGTATTAAATGTATGATGCCAATAATCAAATGTAATTGGAATACCAATCTGAGAATGTACACGCTCATATAGATCACGAACTGAATACATTGATGCCTTATCATCATTTTCTACAACGAGTCGAGCCTTGCAAGAATCAGATAATCGATCCCAATTCTTCAACCAACGTGTAATAGTTGAATCTTTGTCGCCATATGTAGCACCAATATGAATATTAATTTTATTCTCAAAGCTAGGAGCAAAACCCATCATATCAAACAATTCAGAATGTCGTTCTAAACTAACCAAACTATTGTCAACAATTCTAGCTTCGGGACTACCTAGGATATGAAACATACCAGGATGGGTAGTAACTCGATGACCATGTGCCTTAGCAAAATCTCCAGCTGCCCGTAAGTATATTGCAATTTCACCAATACCAGGTAAATCTTCTAGCCGGTAATGATTCCATCTAGGAAATAACTCACTACCTATTCTAAATAAACGAATACCGTTAGCTTCATTCCATTTGAATATTGTCAATAAATCTTTTGCATTTGCTAGGGCAATATCACTCGCTAATTGTAGTCCACCAATTTTAAACTTTCGTTCAATCATGGTGCGACCGGTGCGGATATTTTGCTCTGCTAATTCTGCATTTATGCATGCATAACCAAATCTTATCATAGCTCTTTTTCTATATAATAAGAAAACTATTTGACAATACCAAATTAATAAGGTTTTACTTTTCTGTGATATTTATTAATATGACGCAACTAAATAAAATAATAAAAGCTGTATTAACCGAACAAACTTCTAAAGTTAATAATACAGCAAAAAAAATTGTAGATACAATATCTAATGCAATGAGCGGCGTTGCAACTGATGAAGAGTCTATTTTAAACGCGATAAAATTAATTACATCTCCGGAGATTTATAATAGCGTATTATCAATTGTAAAAAAACAAATATGGACTTCGAGACTAAAAACTGATATTATTAATCTAGGCGATGTAGCATGGGACAAATTAGGTTATAGTACTAATCCGAAAACTATAATGCAGTGGATACAAATAACAGATTTTAATCCGCCATTACCTGGAGATATAAATTGGCTAACAAGATATTCTAAAATTCTAAGTAAATTTAATTCTGCCGAAACAGTTGGAAAACGAAAATTAACCGGATCTAATATAGGTGGTGTTGAATCATTAGCTGGTGACACAATTGGAAGTGACACTACTGCGTGGGAAGACCCAGCATTTCGACATAAAGTTGCAACCGTTGGAGAAATCGTAACAATGTTTATTCCTATA